GCCATTGACCAGATCGAATTAATGGCAGAGATTTACGGCACTGGCATCGGCGAGATTGTCGTTAAGACTGAAAAGGAATATATCCCTGCGACTCAAACTATTCCTAACCAGCAAGGTCAAGCAGCTATTGGCGTGATTGAAAGAGACAGGATTGCTGTCAAGATCATGCCTATCAACCCTAAGAATTTCTTGTTTGATCCCAATGGAACATCAGTTGATGACTGCATGGGTGTTGCTGTAGAGAAGTTCATCTCTATCCATAAGATTGTGGCTGGCATTGAGTCTGGTGTTTATCGTAAGGTTGACATTGGCATTGTTGCATCTGACGAGGATTTAGAGGCAACTCAAGAAATTCAAATGTTCCAAGACCAAAAGGTCAAGCTGTTAACTTACTATGGTCTTGTGCCTAGAGAGTATTTGCAGAACTTGGCTGAGAACAAGGACATCGTTGAGTTGTTCCCTGAGAGTTCAGATGCTGAAGATTATCAGGATTTGATTGAGGCAATCGTTGTGATTGCCAATGATGGATTATTGTTAAAGGCTGAAGAAAGTCCTTACATGATGAAAGACAGACCAATCCTGAGTTATCAGGATGACACTGTTCCTAATCGTTTGTTGGGTCGTGGCACAGTTGAGAAAGCCTACAATATGCAAAAGGCTATGGATGCTCAAATCCGCAGCCACTTAGATTCATTGGCATTGACTACAAGCCCAATGATTGCAATGGATGCAACTCGCTTACCAAGGGGTGCAAAGTTTGAGGTAAAGCCAGGAAAAGCTATCCTAACCAATGGCGCACCTAGCGAGATTTTGTATCCATTTAAGTTTGGTCAGACAGATCAAAACAACCTTGCCACTGCACAAACGTTTGAAAGAATGTTGTTGCAAGCCACTGGTACTCTTGATTCTCAGGGTATGGTTACTCAGGCATCTAGAGATGGTGCTGGTATGTCTATGGCAGTGGCATCCATCATTAAGAAGTACAAGCGTACTCTGGTGAATTTCCAAGAAGATTTTCTTGTGCCATTCATCAAGAAAGCCGCATTTAGATATATGCAGTTTGATCCAAACCGCTATCCCTCTGTGGACATGAACTTCATCCCGACTGCTACCCTTGGCATCATTGCTAGAGAGTATGAGCAACAGCAGTTTATTGGTTTGTTGCAGACTTTGGGGGCTGATACGCCAGTATTGCCGATTATTTTGAAAGGCATTGTGGCTAATTCTAGTTTGAGCAATAGATTTGAGATGATTGCAAAGTTGGATGAAATGATGCAGCCTAATCCAGACCAACAGCAGATGCAACAAGCACAGCAACAGTTGGCGATGCAAGCGGCACAGGCTCAGATTGCGGTTAATACTACTCAGGCAGAACAAAATCGTGCAGAGGCAACCAAGTTGATGGTTGAAGCGCAGTTAATGCCGCAAGAAGTACAAGCTAAAACGGCTAGTGCATTGACCAAGAACTTGCCGAATCAAGACGATTTAGCCTCAAAAGAGTTTGATAAGAGGGTTAAGATTGCAGAATTGATGCTTAAAGAATCTGATATTAAAAACAAAGCAAAAATTGTTGAATTGCAGATGGCAGACAAGCAAAATGCAAGTATGCAGATCAAACATGACTTTTTGAACAAGCTAAATACTGGATTAAAGAACAATGGCTAATATTCGGGAACTTATTCTCAGTATTGAATCAGATGCATTGACATTTGATGAGAAGTTAGCCGCCTTGACTCAGGTTGAGGAGACTCTTGTTGCAATGCAACAGCAAGAAGAAGATGCTGTTCAAGAGAATGTTGACTTGATTGTTGAGGCGATCAAGGTAATGCAAGAAAAGGTTGATGCTCAAGTCAATCGTATTGCTGATTTTGTGCCTGAAAAAGGTGAAAAAGGCGATAAGGGTGAACGTGGATTAGATGGTCGGCAAGGCGTAGATGGTAAAGATGGGCGAGATGGAATCAATGGTCGAGATGGTAAAGATGGCGCAGATGGTATATCGGTTATTGATGCCAAGATTGACTTTGATGGTTCACTAATTATCACTTTATCCACTGGTAAAGAACTAAATGTTGGTGAAGTTGTTGCTCCTGACTTAGCTGAAAAGATTAAGTTAGTTACTTCTGGTGGTGCTGGTACTGTTTTGCCTAGCCAAGCAGGGAACTCAGGTAAATATCTAAAGACTGATGGCTCTATCCTTTCATGGGATACAGTATCAGGTGGTTCTGGTACTGTTACAAGTGTATCTGGTACGGGTACAGTAAGCGGATTAACTCTTAGCGGCACAGTCACCACTTCAGGTAATCTAACCCTTGGCGGTTCAATCACTGGATTTGCTACAAGTGGTGTAAATACAAACTTGACATCTGTAGCATTGACTTCAGGAACAGTTTCAACTGCGCCAAGTTCAAGTACTGATATTGTCAACAAGTCTTATGCTGATTCAATTGCATCTGGTGTTAATTTTCATGCTGCTTGTAATTACGCAACAACAGCAGCATTGCCAGCAAACACTTACAACAATGGAACTTCTGGAGTTGGTGCAACTCTAACAGCTACTGCAAATGGCACGCTGACAATTGACAGCTACACATTAGTTGTTGGTGATGTTGGTAAGCGCTTATTAATTAAAAATGAGGTTACAACTGCAAACAATGGCGTATATACATTAACTCAAGCTGGTACTGCATCACTTCCCTACATCCTGACAAGAGCAACCGACTATGACACCAGCGGAGCAGGTACAAATGAAGTGGATCAGGGTGATTACATACTTGTAATTAGCGGAACAGTTAATGCTAATACATCATGGGTTCAACAAACACCATTACCAATTACAATTGGCACGACAAGTCTTGTTTTTATTGAGTTTGCCGCAAGTCAAACATACACTGCTGGTACAGGGTTAACACTTAGTACCAATCAGTTTTCAATTACAAACACAGGAACGGCTGGAACTTATGGTACTTCTACGCAAATTCCTGTTTTTGTTACAAATGCCCAAGGACAAGTTACAAGCGTTACAAATACAGCAATAGGAACTCTAAATCAGAATACAACAGGAACGGCAACCTTAGCCAAAAGTACGTCAGTATTTACCAGTGGTAGTGCCGCAACTTATACCGCACCATCAAATACACAATGGGTAAAAGTAACTGTTGTAGGTGCTGGCGGTAATGGAGGGGCGGCAGCGGCTCAAAGAGCAACTGGTGGCGGTGGTGGCGGTGTGGCAATCAAATGGCTTGCCATGACCGCAGGTCAAACTTTAACGTATTCAGTAGCTAATTCCGCAGGTTCAACATCTACTGTATCGTCTGGAACTCTTACAATTACCACAATTACCGCTAACTTTGGTGCAAATGGAACAGGTACGGCTTACGCTAACTCAATTACTGCTGGTGCGGCTGGAGGTACAGCAACAGGTGGCGATATTAATATTACTGGTGAACAAGGTGGGTATTCTTACGGCTCAGGCACAACAGTTCAAACTAACTTTAGCGGTAAAGGTGGCGACTGTGCTGGCTTTGGTTCTGGTGGGGCTGCTTTGGCAATTGTGGCAACCGCTGGCGTACAAGGCAATGGATTTGGTGCTGGCGGTGGTGGGGCGCATGGAAATGCTACATCCGCAGCAGGTCGTGGTGGAATTATCATTTTTGAGGCATTCTAAGCATGACCCCAGAACTACAAAAGTATTACGAAGACCGATTCTCCATGATGGCAATGGATGGTTGGAAAGAATTAACTATTGATATTGACAATATGATAGAGTCACTCAATAATATAAGCGTTATTCCTGATGAAAAGACCTTGATGTTCAAAAAAGGCGAACTTTCCATCTTGACTTGGCTAAAAACCTTGAAAGAGGTCAGCGAAAAGGCTTATGAGGAATTGAATGAAAAGAATGTATGAATTTGCCTGTGAAAACGGGCATCGCACTGAAAAACTGGCTGATTATGAGGCTGCCATTGTCCAGTGTGATTGTGGTTCGGTAAGTCACCGAATCATTTCTGCACCCAACATCAAGTTGGAGGGTTGGAGTGGGCATTTTCCTACATCAGCCCATCAATTTGACCGAAAACATCGGGAAAAATTGGCGGCAGAATTGAAGTCGGACTCATAAACTTTTGTCGAGTCCATGTGTAATCTCCTAAAACCCAGTGTGGGCAGGAAAAGGAAACTGTATGTTGTTAGATAACGATGATGAGATGCTAGGTGAAATTCAAGCTGTTGAAAAGCAGAAACTGGAGTCCACTGTTGAGCCGATGAATGCTGATGTTCCCGATAAATATCGGGGCAAAGAACTGTCAGACATCATCAAGATGCACCAAGAGGCTGAAAAGTTGATTGGTAAACAGGCTCAAGAGGTGGGTGAGGTACGCAAATTAGCAGATGAGTTGATTAAGCAAAATCTCTCTGGCAATCGACAAAATGCAGAGGTTGAGCCTGAAATTGATTTTTTTGAAGACCCCAAAAAGGCAGTTCAGAACACTATTGATAGACATCCAGATGTACTTGCGGCTAGACAAGCTAGTCTAGAGTTCAAAAAGATGCAGATTCAGCAGAAACTTACTACTGAACATCCTGATTTTACTCAGATTGTTCAAGATCAAGAGTTTGTTGATTGGGTGAAATCTTCACCTATTCGCCTTGGGCTTTATGCTAAGGCAGATGGTGAGTTTGACTATGATAGTGC